GAGGTGATGGCCTTATGTTGAGCGGCGTCCGGAAAATGCTTCCAGCACCGGGCGTCGCGTAACATAGGGTCGATTATGCGAACGCCCCTCGAAATACCCGATCACCTCGTCAAACAATCCCAGCTTTATGCGCCATCGCGTGACGCTCTCGACGCTGTTTGCCACGTCCTGCAGGACTACCCGCGTCTAGTCGCTGAATCTCGCAAGATGCGCGCCCGGCTCGCCGATATCGACAATGAATCAGCCGACCTCGATCAGCTGATTTCAAACCTCCAGCAAATCGCGCGCTCGATCCTCGATCTCTAACCCATCACCTCACTGGTCCGCCGTCGCGGAGCGACCCCAGCGAAGACCTTGTGTCGCAGCATCAGCGCGCAGCGGTGAGCCTTTGGGTAGGCCGAAGGCCGCAGGGTGAAACCCTGACCGAGCGTCAGCACGAATGTGCGAAGCTTCGGTGCATCTAAGTGCGGATTAGGTTCAGTTTCCCCGGTTGGGGTAGCGCGAAGCGCGAGGGGGAACCCCTGCCAAGCAGAGCACGAATGTGCGGCAGCGCCGGTGCAGTTTTCCCTGCACGCGCTGCGGGTAGGGTCCACCTACTCTAATGGTGGACTCTTGTGCGACAGTCGCAATAATTGGTCGTTTTGTGATCAGCGCAGCGCTTCTTGTTCGAACCCAAAAAGCACCCCTTTAACCGCTATTCGTGCTTGGTTCCTGATATTTTCAGGCAGGGCATCAAACCGTTTCAGGATCGGTGCAAGGTCTTCTGAAACAGCACGCTCCGTATCATCAAGCAGTATTTCGTCAGTAGTTGTCCCCAGCACCTTTGCAAGTGCAACCACCGTATCACCCGCAGGTATTGCTTTCCCTGCCTCATACGACACGTAACTAGATTTACTGACGCTCGCGGCCTCCCATACCTCACGCTGTGTGAGCTTTTTTGCCTTCCGGAATACCTTTAGGTTTTCTGCGATGGTCATGGCTCTAGCCTCTTGTTCGCTGTTCATGACCAGACCTTAACCACTGGCTTCTTGTACAGTGCCGATATTCCGGCACAATTTTGATTGCATTTAACCCCCTCTGGATTTTATGATCCCGGTCAACATGTATCGGCTATCCGATATTGACAGGGATTTCTCCAATGCTCGACCGAATCCATATGTTCATCCCATTTCTTGAGGACGCCACCGACCTGATCGGTACGGCTGAACATCCGTTTCGTATCGTCGATCTCGAAAATCTTGGTATCAGTCTTCGTGCCGCTGGTGGCGTCACTCGCCGCGATGACGGCGGTTTTGATGTCGAGGATTTGTCCCACGCTTGGGAATCCCTGCCTTCCAGTTACACGCCCATGGCGTTCAAAGTCTTCCACCAGAGTCTAGGCAAACGCTTGATGCCCGGCGTCGAGATAAAAGCCAGCCCTGCAAAGCTTCTGCAAGGCCACAACGTCTTCGGCCCGACTTCGATCCGCTTGGGTGCCGAAGTGATGATTAAGTGGCTCGCCGGTTCTTACCCGCTGCTCTGGGCGCGTCTCGATTTCCGCGCTATCGAGTGCTACGCCCTCGATTGCACGTACTCGGCCCGCATGCCAAACGAACAAACCGCCCTGCAAGTTATCCAGTTCATGCGCGGCGTATCTAACGGCCAAACCCGCAACCGTGGCGACGACTACCAGACAACTGCGTACTGGGGTGCCAAAGAAGGGCGGCTCCGTAAGATCAAGGCCTATCTCAAAGGCCCCGAGTTTTTGCTTGAGCTGGACAAGGTTTTAAAAGCCGCTCGCGGTGCCACTGGCGACCCTGAGCGCCGCCACGATTTGGACAATGCACACGTCCGCGAATTCAAGCTGCATCGTCGTGACGCGCGTATGCCCATGCCCATTCTTTCCGCCTCCCGCACGCTCAAAGTGTTGCAAGACGAACGCCTTCAAGAGTTCGCCAAGCTTCTGCTGCGTGTCGAGGCAACTGTCATGCACCGCTGGTTAGAGCGTCGGAAAATCCCGACCAATCTATGGGCGCTGTGTGACCACCAAGAGGCTCTTGAAACTGAGGGTCGTTGTTTTATTCAGGAGTGTTTTAACGCTGTAACTGCGGAACTGTTCGCGGCCTTTGAGGGTATGACGATGAAGCGTATAGATGACGAAAAAGTGCTGGCCGCACTGCTTGAAAAATTCACGAAAGAAGGGAAGGGCAGGTGGACCAAGGCCAAGGCCGACCATGCTACCGGCGCAATCATTCCCCGCATTTTTATCCCTGGTAAATCCAGTGATTCATATGCTCGTAACCTGTTCCGCACTTACCGCAGCATCAAGGATTACGGTTGGGAAGAGACCATGGAATCCATGGCCCGTCGCACTTTCTACGATCACGTTCGTGACATTGAAACCTGCGGCCTTTCCAAGGCGATGCTGCAAAACCTCGCTTCTCACGACAACGTGCGCAACGTTGTGCCGGTTCTCCAGTTGATCCACATCGACTTCGCCAGCCAGCGCCCTGACTGGTACGTCGAACCGTGCGTGGAGGCTGCTTGATGCTCTCTGCTTACCGTTCCCTTATCGAGAAAGAGCTTCTCAAACTGCGCTATGACGGCCCTTCCGGTCGTGCTTTCCAGTACGGCTATATCTCCGGCGTTATCGCTGCCTATGAGCATTCTGGCGCCATTGACTGGGACGTTTACAAGCGCTTGCAGGCCATGAAAAACAACGCTTTTGAACACGCCTTAGCTGACGAATTCCAACCGGGCGCTGCCCAAATTAAACCCCTGTGAGGTTCCAAAAATGTCCCTAGTCCTGCTCGGCCTGTGCCACGGTTTCCACACCAACACCCGCACCGTTGGTGCCAACACCTTTGTAGACAATCAGGTACTTGTCGAGGTTGAACAGCTCAACCAGTACGGCATTGCCGAAGTCAAAACCATTGCCGTCAAGCTCTCGAAAAAGCACGTAGAGCAGGGCATGGGCAACGTCTGGAACCAGTACAAGGGCAAGACCGTTTCCGTCCCTGTATTCATCGGCGCATGGGCCAGCAAAGCGGGCAATGCCGGTTTTGATCACTGGCTTGCCGGTGACGGTAAACCCATGAACGTGCAGGCCATCAAACCGCCTGTAGCTGCTGCCAGCTAACCGAGGGCTTCGCCATGGTTACCGCCGAATTTCATCAAGAACGCCAGCGCCTGCTGTGCCTCATGAAGTCTGCAACTGATTACTACGAACTCGCATTTTCTAGCGCTGAACACGCTGGCTATTTGCGTGCTCTGCGTGACTCCGGGGCAATCGGCGGTGCTGCACATGATCTTTATCAATCTGAGGCTGAGAAAGTCGGTAACGATACTTTTGAACGCCTCTCCGCTGAACTTAACGCAGAGGCTGCCTAACTATGATCGACTGTGACGAATGCGGCGAAGAGTTCGAAGAAGACGACGAATTTGCAATCGTCGAAGACTCCGAGAAATTGTGCCGCTTCTGTAATTCAGAAGTTTCAGAGGATTAGGCCCATGCCTGAATCACTCGCAACATTAACCGTAGACGGTGTTATTGCCGTTTACACATCCGGTTTTATGCTCACAGTTGCCGCATGGGCCTTGGGTGTGAAAATAGGCGTCGCTCTTGGCGTCATTCGTAAACTTTAGGAGATACAAAATGGATGCAATTCTGGCTGCTGTTGATCTGTCCAAAGTCGCTGCCTGGGTTGGTGCAAGCGGGGTTTTTATTATCGGCATTGCCATGGCGTTTAAAGGCATCGACCTTGGCAAACGTGGCGTTAAAAAGGCCTAGGGCCTTGGGGGAGGGGGCAGTAATGCTCCCTCGTACTTTATGGAGCAATTAGCAATTACCCCGGCTGATATAGCGATGCTCTGCTATTCGCTTGTCTTCATGGGCGGAGTTATAGGTGGATGGGCATTTATTCTCGGTATTCAGCAGCGTTTTTAATCCTCGCGTTACTTACTCCCAAAGCCTTTTCGGCTGTTCGCGTTCCCGTCATCCAGAATGACGAATACATCAGACAAGTACTCTCCAGACAAACAGCATCAACCGGCGCAATCAGCACTTCAGCTGGTCAGGTTGCTTTTTTTGGCGCTGATAAAGTCTTCGCTTTTAGCGCTGGCGATTCCGTTCGCCCAACCGTGCGTGAAGTTAAAGGCCTTCCAAATAACGGCATTTCCTTTCCTTATGGCCCCGGCGCTGCATACCCAACTGACCCGAACCTAACGCCCGCCGCCGCCACTAAAGTTAAGGTAAAGCCCCAGGTCGTTGTGCCAAAGGCAAATATTCTCAAGGCATTAAAAGACGGTTTAAAAACAACACCCGTTCAACTTGCCACAACTGCAACTGTTGCCGCCGCTCTCGCTGGCGTCGGCTGGGTAATGACCGAGGGTTCACAACTACAAAAACCCATCGCAACACCAGATGGCTCCAAAATCTGGCGTCTACAAAATTTAAATTCTTTGTATTCCTCTCCCAAAACTGCCTGTGATGATTTACTAAAAACGAAAAACCCTGACCAACGCTTGCCATCATCTGCCAATGTTCAGCAGCTTTCGCTCGCCAGCTATTCCTGTGATGTACGTTTCTGGAACTCTGGTATGAGAGGCGTTGATTCATCGCTTATTAATCGAATTGCCAATTGCCCAGCCGGCTCAACTATTGATTTATCCGGATCTTGTACAACTGCCACTTTCCAGCCAGTTACTCCAACTGATTTAGCAACACTAGATCCTTGGGTTTCTGAGCAATCTGCCGAATGGCTCGGCGGTCTAATCCGTGATGTTTGCAATGGCTCCCCAAACCCCGGCGCTTGCTATACCGGCATGGTTGATCGTTCTAAGGGTATGATTACTGGCCCCGCTTTACTTGCAGGCCCTATCACAACTAAAACCACCCAGACACCAAACGCAGACGGCACAACCAGCACGCGCACCGAAACAACAAAAACCGACTTCAAGCTTACTTACGGAAAAGACCACTTTGACGTTGATACTGAAAAGAAAACAACCGTAACTGAGGATGGCCAATTAGTTTCCGAAACAACCGAAAAAGACGACACACCAGCACAAGACGTTGCCGATACAACCCCCGGCGAAGAACAACAGCCAGAACCTGAATACACCTTCAACGACTCTCCATTTCCAGAAATAACGCCTTTTTATGAACAGAAATACCCAGACGGTCTGTCAGGCGTCTGGAACCAAGCAAAGGCCGATATTGATAACTCCAGCTTTATGCGCTTCCTTTCGAGCTTCATCCCAAGCTTCAGTGGTAGCTGTCCAACGTTCGGCCTGAACTTCGCCATTGGCAACATGGCTAACTTCGGCAGCCTTGATTTTCAGTCGCTCTGTTATGTATTTGATTTCGTCAAAATCATATTGCTCGTCACGGCTGTTTTTGCTGCTCGTCAACTTACATTCGGGGGCTGATATGTCCGGCATTTTCAATTTCTTTACTGCGCTACTCAAAAAGATCAGCGACTCTGCAGCATGGATAATTTCTATCTTCAAACAGATTTTCGTTGATCTCTGGAATGTGGTCACGGATCTGTTTTGCTGGCTTTTCGAAGGTCTGTTGCACATCGCTACCGGCGCCCTCGATGCCATCGACACTCCGTTCAACCCCCAAACCTATTACTCCATGATTCCCAGCGAGGCCGCATCATTGATGGGCTACATCGGAGTGCCTCAAGCAATCTCCATCGTTGTCGCCGCCTTGGTGATTCGTTTCACCCTCCAGACCATCCCGTTCGTCCGCTGGGGTTCTTAATGCAAAATCTCATCATTGGTAAATCAGGCTCCGGCAAGGGTTACGAGGTGTGCGCTTTTCACATCATGGCCGCGCTTTCTCAAGGTCGGAAAGTCATCACCAACATGCCGTTGAACCTCGAAAAATGGGCCGCTATCGACCCCACGTTTCCAGCCCTGATTGAGATGCGCAAACGCGCCATGCCGATCCGCGGCACATGGGAACCGACCAGAGAGGAGGGCGCTTTTCACCTTTTCGATCATCCCGCTCAAACCATTTACCCGGATGTTATGGCACGCCCATTCGCCAACGTCTGGGACTACTACGACACGTGGCGACACCCCCACACCAACACCGGCGCGCTGTTCGTCATCGACGAAGCACAGAACGTTATCCCACGTGCCAAAACATCCGTTCAGGTCGAGGAGTGGAGCGCCTTACACCGCCATTTCGTCAACGATGTTCTTTTCATCACCCAGAGCTACGGCAAGCTCTCTCAGGCGATCCGCGACAACGTTCAAATGGTTTACCGCCTCACCAAAAAGACAGCATGGGGCCAGTCTGATCGTTACATCCGTAAGGTTCAGGACGGCATCCGAGGTGAGGTGATGAACGTCACCGAACGCACCTATAACCCTGCCTACTTCGGCCTATGGGTCAGCCAAACCCAAGGCACTAGCGGCGAGGAATACGGCGCAAGCGACGTTAAATCTTTCTACAGCCACTGGTCATTCAAGGGCGCTGCTATTTGCGGGGTCCTATTCCTCTGCCTTGTCGGTTACAACCTCATGCGAGACACTAATCAGGCACCGCCGCCCAAGGTTCAGCCTGTAGCAGCCCAACCAAGCCCGCAGCCGCAGCCACAGCCCGAACCAGCACCGACCATCGAAGCTAAGCCACGTGGCCCCGAAGAAAAGTTTCACCCGTACCAGGGCAACACGCTGCACCTTGCCGCCATGGCACGCGGTAAACGTTTTCGTGATGGCATCGAGCAGGATTATCTAAACGGCTTCATCACCATTGCTCAGAATGGCCAGCCCGTAAGCCGTGTCAGTTTCGACGATCTGCGCGAGGCAGGTTATGAGATCGAGGCTCAATCAAACCGGATTTTGAGCGTTACCTATAAGGGCTATGACCTCGGTTTCGTTGTCGATGACCTGCCGCAAACTGGTCTGCGTGGCAAGGTCGCAACCGCCGCAATCGCCCCCTAACTCGTCACCATCTCCCGCTGGTGGCAAACTGGGCAGAAAGCGGGAGGGACCCGCTTTTCTGAACAGGAGGCCACC